TGGTGAGACTGTCTTTTCAAAAGGACCGGTACTTAAAGCTATGGAAAACGGCGCTATCTTACTTCTCGATGAAATTGATAGAGCTACAAATAAAATTATGTGTCTTCAAGGTATACTTGAAGGTAAACCTGTTTTGGTTAAAAAAACAGGCGAAACAATTTCTCCTAAAGCTGGCTTCAATGTTATAGCAACAGCCAACACTAAGGGTAAAGGTTCAGAAGACGGTAGGTTTACTGCTGCTTCAATTATTGACGAAGCTTTCCTAGAAAGATTCACTGTCGCAATTGATCAGAAGTTTCCTTCTCCTTCAATTGAAACTAAAATACTAAACAACCACATGACTAAGTTCGGCAACGAAGATACAGATTTTGTTGAGAAGCTAGTTACTTGGGCTGACATTATTAGAAAGACTTTCTACGATGATGGCGTTGATGAAGTGATCTCTACAAGGAGATTGTGTCATATCGCACAGACGTACTCTATCTTTAAAAATAGAGCCAAAGCAATCGACCTCTGCATCGCAAGGTTTGATGATGACACAAAGTCAGCTTTCCTAGATCTATATAGCAAAGTTGATGCGGGTATTGAAATAATTACTGATGAGGATTATAATGGCGAAACAGCTTAACTACAAATTTAACGAAGGAGCTCTTATTAAAGAGTTCCAGTCGTACATCGATTCTACATACGGACAACATTATGGTCAAGGAGGATTACAATCCTCTGAAGTCATTATTGATCGTGGCCATGGCTTAGGTTTTTTCCTAGGCAATGTCGACAAATATAATGCACGTTATGGTAAGAAAGGAAACGCAGATGATCATAGGAAAGATCTTATGAAAGTCTTACATTACGGATTGCTTGCGCTTTATGAGCACGATCGATCAAACTCAAAATAACTATGTACAAACACCATAAAGTGTGTTATAATAGTGGTAACAAAATAAAAAAGGTAAAATTTAAATTATGAAAATATCAAGTGAAACTATCGGCATCCTGAAAAACTTTTCGGGAATCAATGCAAACTTAGTCTTTAAATCTGGAAAAGAACTTAAGACTATTTCGGAAGCAAAGACCATTATGGCGACTGCATCTATTCTCGAGGACTTTCCTCAAGAGTTTGGTGTGTACGATCTTAATGAGTTTTTGTCATTATATAATCTTATGGACGAACCTAATCTAGAGTTTAGTGAAAAATATCTCACTATCTCAGATGGTTCACAAAAAATTAAATACTATTATTCAGAAATTGAAATCCTAACTCAACCGAGTAAAGATATCAATATGCCAGAATGTGAAGTAGTTCTAGATCTCTCATCTGCAATATTAGATAAGATCAGAAAAGCTGCTGCAGTTCTTGGACATTCAGAATTAGCATTTACTTGTACGGGAGAAGACGTTACAGCGTCGGTCTTTAACGAGAAAGATGCTACAGCAAATACTTTTGATATTAACCTAGGCATCGCGAATAGTAACACATTCAACTATGTCTTTAGTATTTCTAATTTGAAAATGCTACAAGGTGATTACAAGGTATCGATTTCATCTAGGCTAATCTCCAATTGGAGAAATGCGGATAATCCTTTAGATTATTTTATCGCTTTAGAGAAATCATCAAGTTTCGGTGTATAAATAACTATGCACAGAAAAAATTCTCATTATAATATGAGGATAATACGAGAAGATGCCGGATTGGCCGGGTCTCTCATAATTAGTCTACTTTGCAAAGGAGAAACAAATGACTGAAGAAATGAACGCACCAGAAGGTGCACAGGAGCAACAAGCTCCAAACTTGTCCCTACAAGACATCGCAACTTTCGTACAGATTATCGACATCTGTTCTAAAAGAGGCGGTTTTGAAGGCCAAGAAATGGAAGCCATCGGCGGCTTGAGAAACAGAACAGTAGCATTTCTAAATGCTGCGTCTGCGGAAAAAGGCCAGGAAGCACCAGAAGGTTTCGTACCTGAAGGCGCAGATCTTCCAGAAACGGTTGAAGCTGAATAAGCTTAATCTGTTTAGCTTAACGCGGAGGTCGCTCCTCCGCATTTTTATTAATTTTATTATGAAGGATATATTATGGATCGCAATGAAACATCACGCTTAATTGAAGCACTAAAAAAAGGCACTGTAACAGTGACTTTTCAAAAGATTGACTCAGATGAAATCCGAGTCATGCCGTCAACTCTCAATCCGATTGTTCTAAAAGCTAATGGCGTTAAAGCTGTTATTGAAAATGTTAACCCTGATTCTGATCACTTGGCCGTTTGGTCTCTTGATAAAGATGCATGGCGATCATTTCGCGTAGAAACAGTTCTTGGTTGGGAGGTACTTTAATGTCAGAATTCCTTTGGGTTGAAAAATATCGTCCACAAAAAATTCAAGACTGCATTTTACCGAAATCAATCAAGAAAACTTTTGAAGATATTGTTAGAGGAGGTGACCTACACAATATGCTTCTTACCGGAACAGCCGGCTTAGGTAAAACAACTGTCGCGAAAGCTTTGTGCAACGAACTTGACTTAGATTTTCTTTTGATCAATGGATCCGAAGAATCTGGCATTGACACTCTTAGAAATAAGATTAAGCAATTTGCATCTACTGTTTCACTACAAGGTGGCTATAAAGTAGTCATACTAGATGAGGCAGATTATCTTAATGCTCAATCAACGCAACCAGCATTACGTGGTTTTATAGAAGAATTTTCTAATAATTGTCGATTTATATTGACATGCAATTTTAAAAATCGTATTATTGAACCACTACATTCTCGTTGTACTACTATTGAGTTTAATGTTTCTAAAAAGCAAGCCGCTCCACTTTGTGGACAATTTCTAAAACGATGTACTAACATCTTAAAAGATGAAGGTATTAGTTATGATGAAAAAGTAGTTGCTGAATTAATAATGAAACACATGCCTGATTGGCGTAAAGTTCTTAACGAACTTCAGCGTTATGGAAGTAGTGGTACTATTGACACAGGCATTTTAGTATCTTTATCGGAAGTATCTCTCAATGATCTTATGATCCACTTGAAGCAGAAGAACTTTAAAGGTATGCGTCAGTGGGTAAGTAACAATATTGATTCTGAACCTGCAGCAATTTATCGTAAAATATACGATAACATGAATGACTATATTGATCCTCAGAGTATACCACAACTGGTACTTATTCTAGCGGACTATCAATATAAGAATTCGTTTGTTGCAGATCACGAACTTAATACAGTTGCTTGTCTTACTGAGGTAATGGCTGGGGTTTCATTCAAATGAGCCCCTTCGATTATCTAAACGCAATTAACACAACTAAAAAGGATATAATGGTTGACGACATAGCCGAAAAAAGTTATCCGTCGTTTATGGTTAATCGTGGACTTTCGTACTTTCCCGATACGGTTCTTTTTGCTAATGAAATGAATGTGCATCACAATATAGATCATCGTCTTCAATTTGATTTTTTTATAAATATAATTAAGAAGAAGAAAAGGTTCTCTAAATGGGCTAAGGCCTACAACATAGAAAACCTGGAACTGATTAAAGAATATTATGGATATAGTAATGAAAAGGCTAAATCTGTATTGTCATTATTAAATGATGCGCAAATTAACGAATTGAAATTAAGGATTTATAAAGGTGGAAAACGAAAATAATAATATTGAAGTCCAGTGGACTCCAGCTTCTATGCTGGAAATTACACTCAACGAACCAGACGACTTTCTCAAAATAAGAGAAACGTTAACTAGAATTGGTGTGGCATCTAGAAAAGATCAAAAGCTATACCAATCATGTCATATACTGCACAAACAAGGAAGATACTTTATTGTGCATTTTAAAGAGTTATTCTTATTAGATGGGAAACCTTCTAATCTGTTGCTTAACGATATTCAACGTAGAAATACAATTGCTACGTTGCTTTCTGACTGGGGACTGGTGACATTCGTTGCCGCTGATCAAGCTGAAGATATTGCGCCGCTAAGACAGATTAAAGTAATTCCGTATAAGGAAAAAACAGAATGGCAACTATGTCCTAAATACAATATAGGAAATAGCAACAATGGAGAAAAGAATTAAAGACGTTTGGAATAGATTTCACAAATTCATGAAATCTGGCAGGCTAAATAAAGTTTGCAAAAAATGTTTAAAGTAACAGTAAAAGCTGTATAAATAACTGTGGATGCCGAATTGGTCGGGTCCATATATTAACCTTGCTATATATAGGAGGAACTAAAATGGTAAGAAATACTATGAACGTACCGCGTTCACTATTCATCGGATTTGATCCAATACTAAACGAACTTGAAAGAATCCACAATGCTGGAAGAGCTCAAGACAATTATCCACCACATAACGTTGTAAAGGTCGATGCTGAAAATTTCAACATTGAGCTCGCCGTTGCAGGTTTCGCGGATGAAGATATATCTGTAGAAGTCAAGGATGGCATTCTTTTAGTAAAAGGTGAAAAATCTAATGATGATGACCGCGATTATGCGCACAAAGGGATTTCATCCCGCAAATTTGAGAAGTCCTTCCGACTCTCAGAATTTGTCGTAATAGACGGGGCCGATCTTGTGAATGGAATACTTGTGGTTAAAGCCAGAGTAGAAATTCCAGAAGAAAGGCGTCCTAGGAAGATCGAAATCGGGTCTGCTGGGGCATCAAAGAAGAAGGAATTTATTCAAGAATAGATTCCGGTGAGCAGCGAAAACTCAGTGGATTGTAA